CCTCGACCTGCGCCCGAGACGTATCCACCATCAGCCACTCACGCAGACCGCCACGGCCGTACTCATCGAGCACAGCACGGATCGCTTTGTCGTCGTAACCCTCAACGCCGATCAGTTCGGTCAACTGGCTGCGCGCAAGACGGTGCCTGCGAATCAGCGGCAACGGGTCGTTGACGTTAGTCATGGCGGGGTGGGGGTAGACGTCGAACGGACTAACCCGCTCCCACTCCTCAACTAGTGCCTCGTCAAACACCGGCCCCCAGCGCCCGGTCGCGGGGTCAGTCTCCCACCGCAACTGAGGTTTGCGACGAATGACGGGCCCGGCAAGGAACGCCGTGGGGAACGTGGTGACGTCATCCACGAACTCATTGAGCGCCTGAAGGAACCCGCCCTCTACAAGCTGGTCCTCCATTTTCTGCTCCATGCGCTCGGCCTTTTTCACGGCCTCCTCACGCAACTGCACGACAAACTCGTCGCGCATCTGGGTCATGATCTGGCGCAGTGTTCCTTCATCGGGCATGTTGCCGGTGGTCATCAGGTACTGAGCCAGCATCTGCGTGGCTTTCCCTTTGACCTCCTCGATGAGCGTCGGCGACATGGTGGGCATCGGCGTGGGCATGATCGTCCACGGCTTTTCTTCCCGCACCGCAACAACGACGTCTCGCAGCCACGAAGCTGCTGCCCGACACTTGGTCGAGCCGATCATCATATAGATCTCGCTGCCGCCCTGTTTACGGATACGCTCCAACTCGTCAGGGTCGTACTCTCCCCGGCGGACGCGCATGTTAGCCAGCATCCGTGGCTCGACAGTCTGTTCTTTCGCCGTGCGGCAGATCTGCCAGACGGAACGGACATGGCCTGCCAGTCCTTGAATCGGGGCGCTCTGCTGGCCCATGTCGGCTTGCCGTCGCTCCTCCGCCGCCAACTGGGCGGCACTAGCTACGGGCAGGAATCCGCCGATAGACATATTTGGCGAACTGCCGCCGGTCTGCTCAGGGGACGGGAGACCAAGCATAATATACCTTACGTACTAGAACGTCATGAGTAATGGTAACTCACTTTTTTGACGTCGCGTCGAGTTTGTTGAGTTGCCCAGCCCAGTGTGCTGCCGTTGTCGGCGTGCAGGCAGAGATATTGGCAGGCATCTGCCACGTCACTCCACGGGTGGTTTTTCTCAGGACTCTCGTCGACGTCACCTTTAGTGCTGACTTTGTACCGGTACCGCCCGCGAAGGGCTGAGATCAGCGACTGGCAAGACTCTTTGTTCACCAAGAACGCCGGTTTCCCGTCGACCGTACGGGTCAGGAACTGGTCAACCGCAGCGATGCGAGCCGGAATTGCGTTAGTCCGCGCGGCCTTGATAGCGAACCCTTCGGCTTTGAACATATCCATCACAGTGCGCTCGTCCGTCTGGGCCCGCTGCTGCGCCGCCGGGTCGATCACGACGGTTACTTTATACCCAGCGTACTTGTTTGCCAATAGCGGTTTGAGTTTCTCCCGAATGAACCGGAGTGCGCCCATACTCTCGCTGATCAGAGCGTCGTGGACGATAACTCGTCCTTGGTAGTCGACCTGTCCGATCACGGCCGCCGGGCTCAAGCCAGCGTCCACTCCGATGATCACTCCCGCGCCAGACAGAAGCTGTAGTGGGGTCTTGGAGACGTGCGTGTCGGCTGTGAACGCTTTGAACACGGGCTTGCCCGCTAGTGACGCTCCGAACTGACCATCCACGTAGACGCTGATCCAGTCCTCGTCTTTACCTTCGCACAGGTTCTCGTAGTACCCATCGGGGAGGTGCTGCACCCAGTCAGCCTCCGGGCTTCTGCCACTGGGCTGGAACGTGACGTGCATGTTGTTCGGCGGCTCGGTCAGCAGGTTCTCCCAGAACGTATCCGCGTCAGGTGGGTTAGTCGCCCCCCAGACTTTGTGGATCTGCTTACCAGAGTCGTCGCACGCCCCCACGCCGTTCATCGTCTTGTCGGGGTATCGTCCCAGACGGCCGGTCAGTGCGTTGTAGATATCCGGGTGG